ATCATCTTTATCAAATTTGACGCCCATTTTAGTTAATTGTTCACTCAAAGCAACCTCATACGATTCAGGCGCACAGGTGAAAGTTCCCATTTTACCTTGCAATTCGTTGTATCCTTTCGCTTGTTCGGCTATCGATTCCTGATATGATTTACCTTCAGTGACGTATTTGTCTAGAAGATAATCAGGGCGGCCATCATCAGAACCTTTGTCGCCCTCATTCCCTTTATTGGCCATATCAGCAACAGCTTTCTCATCAGCTGATTGTTCTTTGCCACCATCATCAGAACCACCGCCGCCACCGCTACCAGCTTCGTCGTCAGCACCTTCTCTAAATCCTTGAATCCACCAATTTCTATTGAATAACATGTTATTTGCTCTCTACGTTTTTAATGGTTAAATAAATATTACGAATGAATTCCTTATTGCCTTCAGCTATTCCAGCCTGAAAAGTCGTTGAATTAGGGGTAACGGTTGGACTCATAATCAAAGCTTCTTTCCAAATGGACAAAAGTTCGGCCCCTTGTGGATTTTGTTTGAATACCTGGTGTATTAGGTTCTCCAACTTATCCCACATCACTTCGTTTTCAGCTTTAATTCTGGCTAATTCTTCGGGATCAGCTATGCCGCCCATTGAATCAAACGGGTTGTTGTTCTGGTTGTCCACCTGGACCTCCTTGTAATTGTTGGCCTGCTGCTTGTTGGACCTGAGCGCCGACTTCTTGGGTTTCTGCATCACTTCTAATTAAATCAGGGTCGGTACCAAGCTGTTCTTGGAATTTTTTGGGTAAGTCTTCAACTTTAACCTTAAGCGCCAATACTTCCGGAGGTATGAATTGACCTAATGTAGACAACCACAATTGAGTATTTTGGAAATTCTCTAGGTCTTCAGCCTTGGCTAGTGGTGATTGTTGTTTAATAGTGACGTCCTTACCATCGACCTGCACATCTGGGAATTTTCCGCGATCAATAAGAATATCAACACACGCAGCCACTATTGGCTCAATCATTTCGGTTTTTTGTCGGCCAATTGACGCACCTGATTGCTTTAAAAATTCCTGATTTTTTAAGATGTTAAAGGTAGCAGATTGCACAGGATCGGTAGCTTCACCCAATGGAGAGCTAAAAAACGCCTTTCGGATGCCTTCTTGATAGTTTTCAAGCATGTTATCAGCAATACCAAGATTACCGGACAGAGTTAAAGCTCTTAAAGTTGGGTTTAAGTTGTCATTGGTTGAAACAGGAATAACACTTCCGGGAGCAATACGCACAGTATGAGGGTTAAAAATACCGTCTGACCTACCAGTATAAACACCAGACATTTGCAATGCGGCATTGCCTAAAGTTAATTCAACTATTTTATTGGCCACTCGAATATCAGGAAGTTTTTTGATACCTGGGCCTCGACCGTAACCTTCACCGGGGGTTAAAGACCATCGAAAAATAATCATTCGTCGAGTTTTAAAGGATTGAGTAAATAAAAGCTTCTTCTTCCAAATGACAACTTGATCATATTCTTTGGATTTTTGATTAAATAGAAATCCATTGAGAATATCGAGCTCTTGGTTAGGGTCTTTACTGAGTATTTTTTGCAAATCTTGAGGCACATCCATATTTGGCCAGGTAGTTTTCATATTAACCGCTTCAACTTTCTGTTTGCGCCATGCGTTTTTGATTGCGCCACGTGCTGGCTTTTCAATATAAAGCTCGGCCAAAGGTATATTGGTGAATTTTAAAGCACTGGATTCATCAAAATCATTTTCCTCCACCAAAATACAACCGGTACCAATACCTAAATCAATCAATGCTGGTGTTATCTCGGTGTCGAAGTTGGAATGGTTTAGGTGGATAAAAAACGTGTCGGTAGCATCTTTTAGCGCCTTGTCGACCTCTTCTTTTTGGTCTTCTGGCACATCATCACCAGCAGTCAGATTCATCCATTGTTGCCAGGTTGGCATTAATGAACCTTGGATTCTAGAGGCGAATTGTTCAATTCCTTCTTCAGCGGTCGAGTCAAAAACAAAATGATTTTTACGCTGACCTTCTGATTGAATAGTGAAAGTTTCGCGTTGAGGCGTAGAAAAATCCATAGCTTCTTGATGTAAAGAACGCCATAAATTATAACGCTCTTCAGATTTTTGGAATCGTTTTAATAGTTTTGAGACCGATCCAAGTCCCTTGGGTACATTAGCCACCGTTGGTACCAGCCAGATTAGTAGATTTAACGCCAGTTTCTGAGGTTCTAATTAAAAGAGAACGGCCAGCTCTTCCGCTTTTGGCTAATTGCCTACGTCTTGCAAGCTCGCTTTCACTTTCGGCTAGCTCTAATTCGTCGGCTTGCCTTTGCTTGGCAATTAACGAATCTTGCTTTTGTTGCGCCCGTCTGGCGGTACGCTGACCAAATAAATCACCCATTTTTCAGCCTCTCGTATAATTGGTAGGGAGTCCAGGTCCAAAACTCTGAAATCCCTAATAATGATTTCACTTGCTCGACACAATTAAACCGGCATAAATGGCCACGGTCTTTTAGTACGTCGATTTCTGCTATAACTTTAACAAATTTATACTCATTTGTCAGTTCATTGAAATTATCTTCATTAACCGGCAATAAATCAACAACAGTATGACTCCTAGTTGCGCTGATTACTATGTAAAACTGTCCGCCTGGTGAAAGCTTGAAAGCAAAACAATGAAAAAATCCACGTTTTAGCAATCGTTGTACCCAATGTTTTTGGCAATCGCCGCCGAAACAGACATACCATTCTTCTATTATTCGTTTATCCAAAGACATTGAAACCCTGCGCTTGAACCGGTTGTGAGAATTGGGGGGTTTTAGTCTGTGAAAACTTATCTTGCCACGCTTGGCCCATCTGCCTAAAGCCATCGGCCCCATTAGACGCCCAATCATGAACCGGTCTATCGCTATAAGTATCAAGCTTTTCGTTGTATTCTCTGCGATAGCTGGCCAAGGCATTAATTCCTTGCGAACATCTATTCTCATCAAACCAAACTCGAGGAAATATTTTACGGGTCGCTTCAATACCATCGGCAACATTAGAAACTCTTGGTACCGTTTGAAATATAATCCCCATATCCCGGGCAGTATCCTTTCGACTTTTACCACTCATTAACTCTCTGGCCTCGATATCGTGCGGAGCATGATGTGCGCCATAACTAATATTGTGTTCATTGGCGAATTTTTTTAAATATAGAATGTAATGAGCCATTCCTTCCCCATTATTCTCATAGTAATTAATACATCGAATTTCCTTACCGACTGCCTGAACAAACCAAATTACCATATCATCACCGATACCTAAATCCCAAAAGGTGTGGACTTCAAGCGATGATTCAATAGGTATGAAGCAAATTCTTTTATCTTTATGCGCCGCGGCAATCTCTTTAGCGTAATAAGCACCAACAATAGCGGCATCGAATGAACAATAGTATTCCTGTTGAATCATATCCTCTGACATACCGGAAACCCGATCTTCTTCAATGGCTTCCTGGGTTATTATTCGCGTACCATCTTGGCGGTAGGTATCATCGACAGTTAAACAGGAATAAAACCAGCTTGGATTCTTTTTTGCCATTTCTGCCATTGTATAGCCGTGATTTTTACCTCGAGCGGTGAAGATGAAGATAGCCCAACCGCCATTTTCGGCCAAAATAGGGCGGATATAATCCCACGCCTTTGGGTTGCATAAAGCCCACTCGGAAAAAATAACGCCTTTTGGGTTTGCACCAACCAATGAATCAAAGTTATCAGAGCCGCACAACTGCCAAATCGAACCGCTTTTTAATTCAAGCTGCATTTCTTGGGACCGGGTGGAGACTCTTAACTCTTTAGGGCAGCACTGATCAATCATTCTCCGACCATAACGGTCTATACCATCCCAAACAACCTTTCTAGCTTGCTTTTGAGTTGGTAACATATGCCAGTATACGCCGGGATTTTCTATCGCTTCCGTAATCATGTAATTCATTGATATTGAATCTTTACCCGCTCGACGGTGCCAAACAGCAACAGCGCGCTTCCCGCCATCTTCAAGAAAGTTCCATAAGGGGATTTGATGGTCCATACAATCCCAATCATTAGGCATTTCAATTTGAAGAGTCATTCAGGCTTTTTCTCTACATATTGCTTTCTAACGACTGTTATTGTGGTGTCTTGCTCTATTTTATCGGTGAATAGTTTATGGTGTCTTCCGATGAGCTCAAGTGATTTGTTAGCGCCAGAGGAATCAAACTTGTATTCGCCGCTTTCTTCCATACCGTCTTCACCTCGAACCATTACCGGCTCGGCTGTCATACATCTTTCAGCGACTATTTGCAGCTTTTCAAGAACCCAATCACCATCAACTAAAGTTCTTTTAGCTCGCTCATCGTTAAGTATTCCTATTATTTTGGCTAATTTAGGTTTTCTCAGGTTCTCATGACCCATGGCATAAGCTGTCTTTTTAGAGTATCCAGCCCTTATGGCTGCTTGAGTGGCATTTAGATCAATCAGGTATTCTTTACAGAACATATCTTGTTTGGGGGTTAGTTTAGTCATTTTTCTTATATTCCATCGCTACGCTAAATTTTAATGCATTAGGCCAGTCTTTTGGATAAATATAAGTGTTTTCTAATTGAGGGACTACCATTTTAAATTGGTCTTCTGGAATGGTTTCGTCAATAACAACTTTCATGCCGAATATTTCTTTAGGAGGCCCACTCACATCAATCTTAAGGGTTTTTTGTGATAGTTGATTAGTCATAAGATGTTCGCCTCGCTTCAAAATCCTTTCTACAGCGTTCTACATATTGTTTTGAAGCTTTTGAAACTAATAATTCTTTTATATAGTGCGCTACAACATCATCCATAAAGCGATCAACTAAATAGGGTAACGCTAATATTAGAAATGGTAAGATATTATAAAACAATGCTTCATTATTCATGACAACTCACCAATATTTCTCATATCATTGATAAAGCAGTCTAGCATGGACCGAAACTGCTCATTCTCTTTGCGAAGTCTCATTAATTCAGGAAGGTTTTCACTCTGAAGCTTGCAGACTTTTAACTGCAAATCTCTTACCTGATGCGCAAGCTTGGTTGATTGGATGGTTGCCATTTTATAGAATTGAGGTGCTGGTGTGTGTTGCTTGCCACCAACCTCAACAAATATTTCGCCATTGGTTAGGACACCGAAAACAACATTAGGTTTTTTAAGCCGGTCTTGAACTAATTTGCCTATCTCCTGCATGGTTAAACCAAATAGTAGCAATCCTCCATTAGCTACACCTTTGGTTATTTCTTCAATGCTGATAACTACGTGGTTACCATCCATATCTTTTAAAACTACACGATCTCTTGGGGTTGTCATAATCAGTATCCTTTCGGGTGATTTTTAGGGTTAGTTTAGGAGTTAATTGCCGCCCAATTTTCAATGGCATATTTTTCAATATTGTTTTGAGCCTCTAGATATTGCATTCTAGATGGCCGTTTCTGCATCAACTCTATTGAGTAACAGACAAAATCAGCGGGAAACGTCAAGGCTAAGCCATTAAAGAATAGCACTTTAAAGGCCATTTCGCCGTAATTGTATTTTATTCTTTGGATAAGGGTGGGTATGTCGTTTTTATCTACTTGCATGATCGGTATCCTCTCGGGCGATTGTTGGGGGTTTAGTGGGCTCCGTTCCTAAGGCGTCTAGCTATTTCCTTGCCTAAAGCTATATGGAGTTCGGTGCTTGGTGGTGATTTTTGATAAAGGTATACCAAGTCGATGTTTTCAATTTCATCAAACTTGATATTACTGGTGAGTATTTTAACAAGTGTTCTTCTGTAACGATTAAACATTTTGTCACCTGGGTTATTTGTTGCATTTATTATGGCACAAATCCAAGAATACAACATTATGCCCCATTCTTTTCCTTTTTGCCCTAAAATGCTCTATTGTTGCCATGAGAGGACGGTTTTTTATTGGTAGGCCCAAAATAGGAAATTCCATAAATCCGCCACACTAAATACATCTATCACCATGGGTAGTTCTTAACAAATTTCTAGTTGAAATCCTATTTGCCCTATTTGTCATACTCCCTTTAGCCATATTTGTTCATATCTTTCTTGCCTGGCTCCCATCGTTCAATTCCAAATTCCCTTAAATGATTGCCATATCCGGTTAATGTGCCAATTTTAGCTACGGCGCCGATTAATTTTTCGACCTGACTTTGGAGGGATTCAACCTTGTCCATTAAGAGAAAAACATCTTCATTGTTTAATTCTCTTGCAACAAGTTCGGGATCGTCTGTTTCAGAACTGTCAACATCACCCATAACATCTACCGGATATGAGAGTGTTTTCAACTCTTCAACCTGTTTTTCATTAAGGTTGAAATTACCAACGGCGTGATTGAAGAAACCCATAAAAACATCACGAGTTAATTCCCCCTCATGCGCTAATGATTTTTCACTGATTTGATTGAATGCTCGCTTTACATTGGTGATATTTGGCATGATTGATCCTAATGTGATGTTTGAATGATGATGCTATTTGTGCGCTTTTCTCTTAATGCTTGCTCAGATAGCCTAAGTTTTTCATCAATGAACAAAGCATCGGTTTTTTTCTTTGCTTCATTGATAATGTAAGTCCTGGTATCCAGAAATGATTGTAATGCCATACCGCCTTTAGCGAAATTTTGGGCCAATTCCTGCAAGCTTTCAGCGCCACGATTAATATTATCATCACACAAATTATCAATACATTCTTCGATTAATTTATCGATGTGATTTTCGGTATCAATCATTTTACTTATTTACGTTTTTGACTGAGTAAACTTTGGCGTTTTCTTGATTTAGATAGCGCGATAGCAATAGCTTTAGGTCGCTTTGTACCCTTGGACATTTCTGACTTTATGTCTCTAGATATTACTCTTTGCTCGGCTTTTGTGTGTTCAGGCATTGGACCACCCTTTGAATTTGATTTGATAAGTAATCATAACACTATTTACCTTTCCATTCTTTAATGGCTTTTTCTGCTCCTTGGTGAAATGATTCATGATATTAACCAGATAGCTACGTCTTTGCCAAATGTACCAAGAGCGCCAGCAATAACGATGCCTCCGCCCCAAATTATTTTGTTTGCAATGGATGAAAGTCTTGAATTAGCTTTAACAGCTTCGGATAAAACTCTTATTTCGTCTGAATTATTGTTAACTCTTTCTTCGAGTCTATCGTGCTTGAGCATTTGTTCGAATACTCGTTCATGCATTATTTTGTTATCTGAAACCATTTGTTCAAGCGCTTTAGACGTTCTGTCGTTGCTCTCGGCGTTCATTTTCACATAGAGATTGAATTCTGGTCTTAAAATGGGTTCTCCGCTCATGCCATACCCCTAATAAAATGCCAACCCCTAACACGAAAAACACGGTCGATAAAATCAAAATTGAGTTCACCGTATTTATTTCTATAGTTATGGACATATCGATTCAGCAGCCCTAAATAAATCAATTCAAATATCATTATTGTGCCTATGAAGGCGTCCTTGGCATTATAAAATAGAGTAAATTCTTGATGAAAATATGCTTGGACAGTTAGCAGATTGTACACTACATTTATAAAAATGAGAGCGGTTATAACAAAATGAGATTTTAAATACAGAAGGAGGGCCATAATTGGGATTTGAATCGAAACATACATGAGATAAATGAACCACTTATTTTCAGACCTGAATTCTAAAAAAAAGTATAAATAAGCTATTTTGTGCAATGCAAATTCGAGAAATACCGCCCATGCGATAAAGCGGTACCTCTTCACAGAGCGTACCGCCAATAAACCCGCAATGAACAGACAAGCTGTATTAAACACTATTTTGGGTCTGGCTCTGGCTCGCCATCGTCTTCACTGCCACCGTTAGTAGAATATAAATTCATGGTTAGTTCCTTTTCTGGTTGATTGATTGAATTACCACTTTAGATATTGCAATGCTATGTAATCGCGCTACGAATAACGCGATTTCTATTCCGCCAAGGCCCTCATAAGGGATTTCTCCCTTGTTGAGAATCCACCAGCGGTTATGCTTGTGGATGAGAATATACATAGTTTTTCTGATTTCATCAGTGATAATCCAAGTTGTTGGGGTTTAATTGTATCAATTTAATTGAATAACAGCAATTTATCCTACATCTTCCCAGTCGTCGGCCAACATATCTGTTTGACTTGCTAGCCAACCTGGAAGCATCGCCCGGCGCCCTGTTGAATCAACAGTATACATATCAATGTGAGGGAGAATTTGAATTTCACTTGTTATGCCGGCGTTGCTGTATGGTGTACCAGCAACAGGTTTAATATTATCACTACCAGGAACCATAATTAACCACATACCTTTACCGTTCCACCCCTTACGTGCAACCTTTCGCCCGGCCTTTAGTTCGTGTAACGCTTCGCCGAAATTCATGGTTTCTTTAATGGCTGAATAACCGGCCTCGAATACATCTTTTGGCGAAAACGATAAATAACCGTCTTCATATTGAACCAGGTAATCACCTTTAGTGGGTAAATACCGACTAATCACCTTTGGATCTAGTGGATGTTGAACTTCTGGTTCAGTTTCTAAAATAATAAAGAGATTATCTCCCCTTCTTGATAAAGAAAGTAGTGCCGCCGCTTGGACGATTTTATGGCATTTGAATGATTGAAGTTTCATTGGTTTTCCTTTTTGTTTATGGGTTGTTGGGTTGTTCTCTGCAACGTCGATAAAACCAAATCAAAGTTGTTTTTGTTGGATGGTACTTTATTTTTTATTTTAGCCTCGCATTTTAGAATTGATTTTTTGCTGTAATACGTCTTTTTACCTTGACCTTTCGATACACCATCAGAGATTTGACCGGTATCTCTAAGCCTATAGAATTCTAAATGTGTTACGCCGAGAATTTGGATTGCTTGCTTCATTGTTAATAAATCGGACATGGTTTTCCCTAGTTAATCAATTGATTTCTTAAACATCCAAGGCTTAACCTCAAACGTAGGAATTACCTCATCATCGACAAAGGGTTCTAAAATAATACTTGAATCTGTTTCTGTTGGACCTTCAAAAAATAGAACCTTTGCGCCTTTAGAGAAATAAATGGAATGAATTTCATTAGAATCCATTGAATAGCAATCACCTTCCTTATAAATGTGATCTCGATAACCATAAGAATCAGCATCTTCTTGATTTTTTTCATATTCTCCAATATTGCTATATATAAGAGTTGTTTTCATAAACTTGTCACCGAAACGATCCCAACTCCAAACTCTATTTTTTACCTCGCCGGCTATAACGCAACAGGTGAAATCAAATCTGTGGCTATGCGGGGTTATCGATTCTTGATGATCTCTAGTGCTTTCAAATAGCCTAATTTTTCCTTCCGGACCATTATCTAATATTAGGTAACTATCCAACCCTGGTATCACATAGTTAGAAATCTTATCCCGTTTGAATGCTAACAAATTTTTAATAATAGTCTTTTCCATGTTCTTTACCTGTTAATTGCTTTCACCCAAAAACCCCAACTAAGGGGCGTCCGGGCTTATTGGCAGATCAGGGTTAAGCACTCCCCATGTAAACCTTAGTTTCAGTACCGTCAAGTCCATCAATCAAAATACCTTTGAACTCTTCGGCAATTTCTTCCTTGATTGACTCGAGTTTGATGATTCTGAATGTTAATTGAGGCACATCAGCACCAGTATTCAAAGAAACCCGAATAGTAAAATCAATTTCATTTAGATGAAGATAAGGAACGCAGGAAAATTTTATTTCAGAAGGAAGTAAATGCTTGTCTTTAGCTTCGACTTTTTCCATCGTGCTCATACTTTCGGAATAATCGCCGACTTTGCTATTTACCTCCCTGGCTGCTTCGATGGTCAAATTCCTTAAAGATGCCGCCGCTGCTTTGGCGCCCATATAATCACCATCCGTTGAAAAGACATTTATATTCTCTTCCCAATCTTCAATGAAATCTGAAGCTTGTTTCTGGCTTAATCTGGTACCATCGATAGATAGGAGTTTTAAGAAAGCCGCTGTTTTAGTTAATTCGAGGTATGCTTTGTGATCTTGATGTAATGGCTTTTCCAAAGTACCAATATCGAAGATTGTTTTAGCTACCATATTTGATGAACTAACAAAACAAGATGCACCGACTTCATCAAAATCATTTCCGTACTGGATAAAGTCTTTAATGCTTTCTGTTTTAAATGTAAAACGATAATTAGACCGGTTTTTCATATACCTTTCCAATTCTAAAATACCGAAATTTTGGGGTGTTATTATTACTGGTACATGGGTTTTTTTGGATTCTAAGTGTTCGACCAATCTATCTTGGGTCACCACTTCTTGAATTTTGTTAATTGCTGATTCGTCCATTTTACTATTACCTTTTTTGGTTTGAGTTTTGTTAAGTGCCTATATATGGTAGTTTTAGCGGGTTTTGAGTAAAGACTTGAAGCGTATTAAGGGAAGACCCACATCAAACCTACGGCTCGTAGACTTAGCTAAACTAAGACTCTAAAACCACCATATATAAACACTCAACTCGTTTTAGTGCTTACTTGACCTGTTGAAGATTGAACTGGCCGCTATCATCCTCCTTTGGCGGTTCGATGGTCATTACACCTTGTTTGCCAACAAAGAAAACCGTTTCAGTGGTATCTTCTTCCATTTTCTTACCGCGATTAGTTGGCAAACACTTTGAAAGCTTGTGAGAAATAATAACCTGGTCATTATCACCCATTTGCTGAAAGCTGAAACTTAAGTCGATTTTGCTTTTTTTGTTGCCCTGGCCATAAAGTAATTGGCTTTGAGCCGCTTCACTTAAAATATATGCAAGCTTGGTTATGAAATTACCCGCACCAAGCTCGCCCATAAAATCTACTACATTGGTTTTACTGTCACTCATTTTCTTTGCTCCGTTGGTTATTGAAATTATGTTAAATATTTATATAAAGGGGAGCTAGAGCCGCTTGTCTAGAGCCTTTTACGGGGCTGACGATGTGCGACCAATCGCTCCCACTAGCCCAAACTAACTCCACCGTATATAAACACTTTTTGAAATCATGCCAGGTGTTTTTGAGGTTTTATAGCCTGGAACCTCTCCTGCACTGGGTTGTTCTTACGGGTTCAATCCCCAGTAAACTTCCATACAAGCCTTCACATCAACCATAGCATCATGAGCACCTTCTAACTCTTCGCCTGTGAAATGCTTGTAAGCTTCGCCTAATGTATGGCCGTTTTTGCCGCCAATTAGCTTTCTGAAGTTGATTAGAGTGCAATAATAACTCCCTTTGCACTTCCAAACATCATCAGGAATTAAATCAGGCAAGTAGCGTTTTAGAGCTATTCGAATGATTCGATTGTCAAAAGTGGTGTTGTGGGCGATTCTTAAACTGCTTTTTTCCCACATATCGAGAAACATTTCCAAGGCTACCTGTTCAGGAATACCAACCTCATGCGCACGTTCATTGGTAATACCATGAATATCAATTGTTTCCTGAGGAATAACCCAGCCATCAGGCTTGATAATAACGTCCATACTTTCCACAACTTCCTTGGTTTCAGAATCGACCAACATTGCAGCCAATTGAACCATGTGTGGTTGGTTTTCTCCTTCAGACCGCTCTTTCCAAGATATCATCCCGGTTGTTTCTGTGTCGAATGGTAGTAATTTCATTTTATTTCCTTTGTCGGTTGGTTTAATCATGGCCTGACCAGCAGACCATTGTTAAAACAACTAAGCGCCCATATAGGCAATAAATCGAGTTCTGATATTGTCTAAAGCTTCAGCATTAAGCATTGGATCATCAGCTATTAATAGATTTCCAAAATCATTAACCGCCCCTTTACTGTTAGAACATAATTCTAAGAACCCTCTAATAACCTGTTCAAGAGCAACTTTAGTTTCCATTGCGTCAGTTGTGGGCTCTTCTGGCGTTTGTTCAATAGGTAAATCGTCAACAGGTTCTTTCTCATAAGTACCGCACAGCATACCAGTAGGCTCTGGTTCTTCCTTGTTAGCTTCTTCCGATTCGGTTTTTTTATCATCTTCAACCTTTTCAACGAGCTCTATTTGCTCGGCAGAGGTTTGCATTAACTGTAATTGACTAATAACAGTCTCTACGGCGCCAGTAACTTCAGTCACTCTATCGCCAAACTCTTCTTTAGTGACCATAAAACGCGACAATTGAACGATTTGAGCGTTGATTATCGTGCTGGATTTACCAAAATAATCAGTAGGTTTCATTCTTAATTTATCAAGGTAATTAGTGGTTTTCGCCTCAAACTCTTCTTTAACACGATTCTCTTCTTCAATTTTTTTCCTAGCCTTAACTTCTTCCTCTTCACTAATTTTCTTGCGTTCAGCTTAAAGCTTTTCTTCTTCGGCTTTTTGATGATCAGCTATTCGAGTCTTAATCAC